AACGTATTCCAAATTAAGGGCCTCTCTACAAAACATCAGTACCCTCGTGTTCCAAAACTCAGGCACCAGCCGGGCATAATGCATATCACCCGAGAAATCCATAGCCTCCCTCGTCACCATCCCGTCTGACATCAGCCCCACAAGTTCGTCGGCAGTCAACTCTCTATCGTTGAAAGTCAGGTAACCTATATACTCTTGATACCGTGACGCCTTGGCATATTTTTTCTCCATATCCTCCGTTATTTCGAAGTCGAGAAATCCTTCCATGAGGTTATGGTCTATATGCGGTTCGACCACAGGACGTTTCGCCACCACGTTGGCCCGGAAGTCAAGCAAGTCCCTCCATCTTATCCGGTCCATCGTTTTGTCGATGTCAAAAGAATCCTCGGCAAGCTTGTGGGCCAGCTCACCTTGACGTTCTAGCACCAGGCTGAACGACTCCAGTTCATTGGCGAGAACGCTTACATAATCCTTGCTGGCCTTGTAGTCGGGAACAACAACCTTGTACCATTCCTCCTCCAACACCGGAACATCCTCATCCAGGATCCAGACTTCGTTATTGGAGTCCGGTATCCCCAGACCATTTTGCTCTTCAACCCCGTGGAGTATCACATCGGGGAGATTCAACCATTCCTCGCCTTTCTTGACTTTACACCAGTGGCTGATAGTGCTCATACAGAACCCTTGGCACATCTCGTTGCTTACACCTCTGCGTCTTAATTTTCCTATTTGATCCAAAAGGCTGACTACTCTCTCCTTGACGGTTGCCCGACCTGCCCCCTCCCAATCGCCTGCTACAAAACTGGCCAAGGCTCGCGTTGGGCTCGCGAACACGCGTGCCCCTGAGATGGTGTTCCTGAAAAACTCGGACCTGAGCCCGAACATCTGTTTCCAGGCGTTTGACTTGAATAGCATATCATCCATAATCTGCAGGAATGTGGGCATGACATCCGGCTGGCTAAGCATCAGGTCCAGGTCATCACCGCCATGGTCCACCATCAGGACAACCGATTGCCCGGTTAGCCGCTCTAAGTTTTTAAGAGCTATGTTCACATAGCAGAAATTCAGGACCGTATTCACCCAGGTCGTCCCTCTCCAGCCTGAATACAGCCCTCGCCAGATTTTGTGTATGTGGCCATCCCTGTCCTGCAGGCCCATGGTGTACATGCCTC